ATACTATTCTTAAAAAGACATGGGGTGACGAAAAGTATTACGACTTTGCAACTAAACTAAAGTAAGCTATGTATCTTAATAAAGCAACTGATCAATCCAATTTAGACATGTCAGATGGTAGAGACTTAAACTACTACCTTGAAATGACAAGAGACTATAAGCCTGATTTTGACTTTACTATCAAACAGATCGACGGCTATAATGTTATAGACGACGGCGAGTTTCAATATGGTACTAAAGCAAAGATGGGTGACTTCATGATCAGTCAAGTGAAAGAAGACACTTTAGTTTACGTTGCTCCAAGAACAGGCTACGCTCCTTACTCACTTACATATCTAGCAAAGAAGTATAACAAGAAGCTTGTGCTATTTATGCCAGCGTCTAAAGAAGCATCAGAACACCAACTACGTGTTATTGAAGACGGCGCAACACCTATCTTCTTAAAAACACCAGCAATGCCAACTATCAACGGTTGGGCAAAAGAGTTTGCTGAACAGATTGGTGCAAAATATCTTCCATTTGGTCTTAAGCATGAACAAGTTGTAGCAGGAGGTGTTAAGATATTTCATGAAGCGTTCAAAGACAAGAACATAGAAGAAATGTGGACAGTATTTTCGACAGGTGTTTTATCTAGAACACTTCAGATTGCACTTCCTAACACAAAGTTTAATGCAGTTGCAGTTGCAAGAAACGTGCAGCCCGGTGAATTAGGTCGAGCTAAATTCTATAGCCACACAAAAGAGTTTTTGAAAGAAGCAGACGTTACTACTCCATTTGATTGCATCAAAACGTACGATGCCAAAGGTTGGGAGTACATGACTAAATACGGTAAAGTAGGCAATTGGTTTTGGAACGTTGCAAGAAACATGCCTAAGCCTACAATTAAAGCAAGTGACATTAATTCTCAAAGAGAGTGGGGTGATAAGACCGATATCACTAAGTACTTAGGGGAATGATTTTATCATTTTACCATTCTGTTTTATATTTATTCCATGAATATACTAGAACAAGCTAACGAGATCATCTACAAGAGATCCGAAGAGAAGGCTCGTCAATACGGGCCAATGCAAGAAGGCATGCAAGAGGCTGCTAAGATTGCATCGTTGTTAAGCCGTAAAGAGTTGACTGCAGTTGACATGTACAATTGTATGATTGCACTCAAGTTATCGAGACAGGCTTACAATCACAAAGAAGACAACCTATTAGATTGTGTAGCTTACATTGCTTCACTAAATGACTATCAAAATGCTATTCAACATGAAAGTACAAAAGTTACGAGACGTAAAAACACCAAGTAGAGGTACATCAGTTTCAGCTGGTATTGACTTCTATGTGCCAGAAGATTTTGAAACAACTGTGTTAAAGCCAGGTCAATCTGTGTTGATCCCATCAGGAATCAAAGCGCAGGTGCCAAGAGGATACGCGTTAATTGCATTCAACAAATCAGGTGTTGCTACTAAACAAGGACTGCAAGTTGGTGCTTGTGTAGTTGATGAAGACTATGAGGGCGAGATCCATTTACACATGGTGAATATATCTGACAAAGATCAAACAGTTGCAACAGGCCAAAAGTTAGTGCAGTTTGTATTAATCCCAGTATGTTACTTTGACATTGAACAAGTAGATGAGCTACCAAACAGAAATACAGAAAGAGGTTCAGGAGGCTTTGGATCAACAGGACTCTAAGCAGTCTAAGTTAGACAAGGTCTTCTTGAACATAGCAAAAGAGATTGCTACTTTATCACACTGCGTTAGATCGAAAGTCGGCGCAGTCATTGTTAAAGATGGTAACATCATTTCTTTTGGGTATAATGGTATGCCTAAAGGTATGCCTAACTGTTGTGAAGATAAAATGTATATGGCTAATGATGCTGGTGGTTGGATTGATGTAGATACAATAGAAGAGACTTGGCCTTTTAAAGATCACTTAGGACAATACAGACTAATCACGAAGTCAGAAGTGATTCATGCAGAGTCAAACGCAATTCTTAAAGCTGCAAAGAACGGAACACCAGTCGATGATACCACTTTATACTTAACAATGTCTCCATGTATAGACTGCTCTAAACTTATTTTGCAATCAGGTATCAAAAGAGTTGTATATTTGAATGATTACCACGATCAGAAAGGTGTATCATTTCTTAAACAGTTTATAGAAGTAAAACAATATGTTATATAAAAATGCAACTGAAGCCTTCGAAATGTTGTTCAACGACATTATGACTGAAGGTGTAGACTATGCTGGCACTAAAGCACTATTCAATCAATCATTTACTTTACAAAACCCAGAAGACAAAGTTGTAACGACTCCTCAACGTAAGTTCAATCAAGACTATGCTGACTACGAATGGTCATGGTATCTTGAAGGTAATCGTGACGCCTCAGAAATAGCTGAGCGTGCCAAGATCTGGAAACAAATGATGGTCCCAACTACTACAGAAGTAAACTCTAACTATGGCTACTTCTGGAAGTACAACGATCAGCTTAAACGTGTGATCAATGATCTTAAGCTCAACAAAGAAACACGTAGAGCAATTGTAGTTCACTACATACTACACGAGCTTGATAGATACAAATACGACACACCATGTAACGATGTACTTAACTTCTATATCAAAGACGACAAGTTACATTTAACAGTATTTGCTAGATCTATTGACCTTGTATTCGGCTTCTGTAATGATCAATACACATTTGCTAAGCTAATGGAGTATGTATCACGTAAGACTAAATACCCTGTTGGTGAGATGCATTGGTTTGTTACAAACTTACACGTCTACCCAAGACACTATGACATGTTTAATAAATAAAAGTTATGCTATTTCCTGTACTACAATCAAGAGAGTTCATAGAAGAGAAGTTGTCTAAACTCCAAAAGAAGAACTACAATCAGTTCCAATGGTGGCGTAGATATCAAACTAGAAAGACACTTCATGAGAAAGTGCCTTTAGAGCAAAGGATCTTGAATGGTGACTTCGAGCACTCTGACTATTACTATCAAGCACTACATGAGAACTATCTTCTTGAAGACAAGGTGAAAGGTAAAGTATATTATGAAGACATGCTAGACGACGTTAGCTTGTTTAGAACCAGATACAAGAGGCTAATGGACGATTATGAGAAAGATGAGAAAGAGCTGATCAAAGACCTTCGTAAAAACATCAGGACTATTACTAAAATCACTTATGAAGAATTAGACCAGATCATGGAGACGTTTGACGGCACAACTCATGAGCTGTTTATATATGTTAGAGATCTAATGAAGAAACGCCGTGACTCGTAACATAGTAAAGTTTCAAAGCCTATGTGGTAAGCATCAGTTTGCTAGTTGTTTCTATGAAGAATCAATGATGAACCCATTAGGTGTAGTTGGTTTAAACCCGTCTATAACAAAAGACGGCAAGAACTCTACAGTATCTGCATTATCAAAAATTGCAAAACGTGAAGGTTTTGATAGTTTGTTTATCACTAATCTATATAGCTATATTACACCAGACCCTAAACTATTGAAAGAACTAGACGAGCCTGTGCTTGATGAGAATGACAGTTATATAGAGTCTATGATGACCACTTGTAAGAAAGTGTTGTGCATCTGGGGAAACAATGCTGAAGAATACAGAATAGTTGATGTACTACCTATCATAAAACACAAAGCTTATAGTATTGGTTTTACGAAGTCAGGTCGTCCTAGACACGTACTTCATACCAAAATAAACGTACCACTAATAAGATTGTGATCATTTTGTAACAAAACTTGTTTATATTTGTTACGTATGTGGTGGATCAGAAGAATCATAAGACGCACTAAGAACCTACTTCGTTGGCTTCCTATTATATGGCAAGACGAACAGTGGGACCATTACTATATATTTGAGATACTTAGGCACAAGTTGATCATTATGTCTGAGACCATTCGTAAAACAGGCAACCATACCATGGCAGACTATGATGCTGATAGGATGATGTTGTGCGCTAGACTAATGAAGAAAGTGCAAGACGAAGAATACCTATTTGAATTTATTTCAGATGATGAGATCACTAGAGAGCAAATAGATAAAGGTGAGAGAAAGCACAATAAAGCAAAACGTATACTATTTAAACTTCTCGATCAATACATTGAGAGGTGGTGGGATTAAAAAATAAAAGTTATGGGAAGATTAGACAGACTACAGATCACGAAAGCGTTGATCAATGAAATGTTCAAGATTGCTGGCCACAATGTAACCTATGAAGACATTGTTGGTAGAAAAGATCAATGGTACTATGAGTGGACAATGACTGAAGAGCAAAACAAACAGTGGAGAGATTGGGGCACAAAGTTCATCAAACGCCATTTGAACGTACTACAAAAACAAGCAGAGTCTGAAATGGCTATGTTTGATCTAAACTACGGCCTAAAAATAAAAGAGTAAACTATGCTAGATAATATACAGTCAGGTGAAGAGTACGGTAAGTTGTTAGTCAACACTCTTAAAGAAACACCTAACGATGAAACACCACCTAGACTACTAAACTATTGGTACGAGAATATATTTGAGGCCGCTGTAGAAAGTTATAACGAATACATAGTTGGAAACAAGGACACATTTATGTTGACTATGGAAGAGATAGAAAAGTGTTATGATGATGCTGGCCTTAAATACACCCAAGATCTTTTGAACGGCATGATTGACAAAGGTGTTATAGAAGCACTAATCAATGAATCAGGTGAAATTGTATATGGTCTAACAGAGAAAGGTAAGAAGTACAAGCTCTGAAATTGGTAATGTTTTGTTAACACTTCTCCTAATACCGGGAAGCTATACGGATATTTATATGAAGTGAGCAATTTACTAACGATAGTAATCCCGTCTAAGAATGAATCAACCGGGAT